TGCGAGTTGATCGCACGGCCAGCCGCTAACTTGATAGCTCTGGATATGTGAGTGTCCCTCACTCGGCGCTGAGCCAACAAGCAGTCGACAAGAGGACTCCTGACTCTTACCGACTGGTGGCCGTAAGTCACACGTGTATCTAGGAGGTCGTTCTACCATGCTACAAGACATGGGACCGTTTCGACGGAAAACATTAAAACGGTACATCTCCCAGATGAGCAGTGCAAACCCGAATGCATTGTTCGACGATCACGTGGCGCAGATTCTTGATCAGCAGGGCTTTACTTGGGAGGAAGATCCTCGATCAATTTATGATCCTGCGCAATTGTATACTGCCCTAGAGCGGTATGCGACAGAATGGGGCGACTATGAATGCATGGATGAGCATTTGCGTCGTGGTTTCGAGAGGGCTTATAAAATATTTTCGAAACCTAAACATCTGGAAGCACTTCCTGTGCTGACGGATGACGAAGTCGTCTCCAGGGCGCTCAAGCTCAGTAAATCTTCGGGTCTCCCGTTGATGACGAGCAAAGCCGAATCTCTTGTGTACTCTTTTGATCGAGAGAGTCAGATTCGTCTTGGGCGCAAGGCACCTAATCCGTGCGTGGCGTACAAACGTACGCAGAAAGGCAATAAGACACGCCTGGTATGGGGCTATCCTCTTGAGATGACCATCATGGAAGCGAGGTTTGCTAGACCTTTCATTGATGAGATGCTCAAGCGGAGAACTCCTATGGCCTTTGGTATGTCGAAGTGCGAGCTCGGCGCTTATATTCATCGATATATCATTGAGGCTCCAGGTAAGATCGTGGGAATGGACTATTCCAAGTATGATACTACTTTGTCCAAGACCATGATCCGAGCGGCATTTAGGATCATAGCAACATGGTTCAGTAAAGAAGATCTGAAGAAGTGGGGATGGGATAGGATTATACATTATTTCATCTACACTCCAATTGTCATGCCTGATGGACACCTATACAAAGGTAAATGCCACGGCGTGCCTTCTGGCAGCTACTTTACTCAGGTGGTTGACTCCATCTGTAATGTCGCTCTGTGTTACGCACTCGCCAGCAAGTTCAATCTTCAAATCAACCAGAGATCACTCTTTGTGTTGGGCGATGATGTGCTGATGAGTGTGGTGGGAGACGTTGACCTGCACGCATGGGCCAAGTATCTTGGCAAGTTAGGTATGAAGATGAACGTTGATAAGACTGTCATCGACGTGCCTCACTTTTTAGGAGCATTCTGGTATAAGGGTAAGCCCGATGTCCCGATTCAGGAGATAGTGAACAAAGCTGTATTCCCTGAGACATACAGGTATTACGGGGGACAACCTCGTGAGGGAGCCAAATCAGTTTTGAGAAGCTATGCTTCTAGCTATCTTAGCGCGGTACGCTTGTTGCCGTCGCCTGGTCTTCTTGATATGCGAGCAATCGATATCGGGGACATGGGAGAGGGAAATCCCAATCATCTCTCCGGGTCCGATAAGTATCTGCTTGAAGAAAGCATGTTGAATGGACTCAACAGGCGAAAGGCGTATATTCCGTCCCTCTCAGTTAGAATTCTTCTATGAGGGAAGCGCAGGGCAAAAAGGCTTCCGGGGTGGTGGATCT